AAATGAAGTTACTGAAGGTGTTGGAAAAGCTAAAAAGACAGTAACAGAAAGAGCAGTCAGTACATTAAAACAAACAAGTCCTAAAGGGATTAGAACAAAAAGTTATGCTAAAGGTTGGAGAGTAACAGAAGTACGTGGTAAAGAAATAGTTCACAATAAAACAGATTATAGATTGACACATTTGTTAGAATATGGTCATGCAAAAATTGGTGGTGGCAGAGTTGGAGCCAAACCACATATAAGACCAGTAGAAGATCAGGTTATTAAAGAATTTACAGAAGAGGTAGAGAAGGTGATAAAAGGATGACATTAATTGAATTAAGTACAATGTTAGAAGCTACTGGTTATCCAGTGGCTTATTCTCATTTTACAGCAACTACTGATAATCCAACACCTGCTCCACCATATATAACTTATTTAGATCCGTACTCATCTAATTTTATAGCAGATAATAAAGTTTATCACAAAGGGGAAAACATACAAATTGAATTATATATAACTAAGAAAGATTTAATTGCAGAAAAAAAATTAGAAGATTTATTAGATGCAAATGAAATTCCCTATGAAAGTATAAAAGAATGGATAGATTCAGAAAAATTATTTCAAAAAATATATGAAATAGGAGTGATATAAATGAGTGAAAACAAAATAACATTTGGGCTTAAAAATGTACATTTTGCACCAGTTACAGAAGCAGCGGGAGTAATAACTTACGCAACGCCAATAGCAATCCCAGGAAGTGTTGAAATAAGCTTAGAACCTAGAGGGGATATGACTGAATTTTATGCAGATGATATGTTATATTATGTATCTGAAAATAATCAAGGCTATGATGGAGCATTAAACATAGCAAATATACCAGAAAGTTTTTCCACTACTGTACTTAGCGAGGAAAAGGACGAAATAGATTTAGTAATAACAGAAAAAGCTAATGTAGAAACTAAGCCTTTTGCTTTAATGTTTGAATTTAATGGAGATGCAAAAGCTATAAGACATGTTTTATATAACTGTGCTGCAAGAAGACCTAAGGTTAGTTCTGCAACCAAAACAAATGCAAAAGAACCAAATGTAAGCGAGTTAATATTTGTAGCAAGTCCAAGATCAACAGACTTAGCAGTAAAAACAAAGACTACTACAACTACTCTACAGGCTATAGTAGATGCATGGTATACAAATGTATACGAAAAAGTAGTAACACCTTAGGAGGGATTTTAGATGGAAAAAACAATTGAAATCGATGGAAAGCAAGTAGTATTTAAAAGTACTGCTGCAACTCCATTAAGGTTTAAAGCACAGTTTGGAAAAGATTATTTTTCCGAAATAATGAAACTTCAAAGTTTAGGAAAATTAAAAAAAGGAAAAGTTGATTTAGAAGTACTCAAAAATATAGATTTTGAAGTATTTTATAATATTATATGGGTCTTGGCAAAGACTTCAGATAAAACTATTGCAGAACCTTTAACATGGCTTGATGGATTTGAGGTATTTCCACTCTTTGAAATAATTCCAGAAATACAGGATCTTATCCTTGCCAGTATACAAACTAAAAAAAAATAGAAAATGAAGATAAAACAGGGGATGACGAAGTTATTACAACTGAGTTATTCCTTTTTTTGTGTAGAAAAAATGGTTTATATAAAGATGATTTAGAGGATATGACTATTGGAATGTGTCTTGATTATCTCGAGGAATGTTCTGAGATGAAAAATCCTGAACAAAAAGCAAGAAAAGCGACACAAGGCGATATGGATTCTTTTTAAAAGTGAGGTGAAAAAATGGCAAGTGGTAGCAGAATTAAAGGAATTACAATTGAAATAGATGGAGCAACTACTGGACTTCAAAAATCATTAGAATCAGTGACTAAAGAAAGTATGAAGATTCAAAATGAATTAAAGGATGTTGAAAGATTACTTAAATTTGATCCAGGCAATGTTGAAGCCTTGGCACAAAAGCAAAATTTATTGGCAAAACAAATTGAAAATACAAGTAGCAAATTAAACCAACTTAAAGAGGCTGAACAACAAGTAGAAGCACAGTTTAAAAGTGGTGATATTGGAGAATCTCAATATAGAGCATTTAGGAGAGAAATATCATTTACTGAAACTGAACTAGGTAAGTTAAAACAATCAATTGCTAAAGTTGATGATGGTTCAGCTATAAAAAATATAAAACAAGATTTATCTAAAATTCCAGTAGAAGCGAATAAGGCACAAGAATCAGTCAAAGGTTTAAGTGGAGAACTAACTAATCTTGTAGCCGGAGCAGCTGCAGGCGTAGGGATTGGAAAAGTAGTTGAAGAAGCTTTTAATACATCTAGTCTTAATACTCAAATAGATATTTCTTTTAATGTGCCTGAAGAGAGTGTACAATCTGTAAAAAATGCAATAAGTACAGTAGAAACATATGGAGTAGATGCAGAGGCAGCACTCGAAGGAGTTCGTAGACAATGGGCACTTAACAAAAATGCATCTGACGAAAGTAATGCAGCGGTGGTTATAGGAGCAGCGACTATTGTAGCAGCTTATGGAGATGTAGATTTTACAGAGTTAATCCAAGAAACCAATGAGCTCTCTAAGACTTTAGGGATTAGTAATGAAGATGCACTATCATTAACTTATTCATTATTAAAAGTGGGTTTTCCACCAGATCAGTTAGATATAATTGGTGAGTATGGTACCCAACTTCATAACGCTGGATATAATGCACAAGAAATACAAGCTATAATGGCAGCTGGAGTTGAGACAGGTACATGGAATATTGATGTACTTTTAGATGGACTAAAGGAAGGAAGAATAGTATTAGCTGAATTTGGTCAAGGCGTAGATAAAACTACTACTGAGTTGATACAAGGTACAAGTATATCAGCCGACCAACTAAAAGCATGGGGGAAGTCTGTTGCTAATGGTGGAGAAGAAGGTAAAAAGGCAATGACAGCTGTTGCAACTGCAATTGCTGGTATAGATGATAAGACAAAACAAAATGCTGTTGGTGTTAAGATATTTGGTACTCTTTGGGAAGAAAATGGAACTAAGATTACAGATACTATTTTAGGCATGAATGATAACTTAACCACTGCCGAAGAAAATCAAAATGATTTAAATGCAGCAACAGATGCTATTAATTCAGACCCAGCAATTCAAATGGCTACAGCAATATCTAATTTACAAACTGCAATGGCACCGTTACTAATAAAAATAACTGAATTAGTAACTTGGTTCTTGAATTTAGATGGTGGGGTTAAAACTGTAATACTAACTATAGGAGCAATTGTAATTGCAATTGGAGGCTTTTTAATAATAGCTGGACAAATGTCTATAGGAATAGCAGCCATGACTGGAGCAATGCAAGCTTTAACAATAGCAACCATAGCAAATAAATTTGAGACAATAGCAATAGCTGCATTATATGCAAAGGACTTTATATTAAGTGTAATAAATGGAACTGCTGCACTAGTAGTACAGGCAGGACAATGGGCATTAAATACAATAGCTATAGGAGCAAATGCAATAGCAACTGGTGCTTCGACATTAGCTACAGGAGCCTGGAGTGTGGTTTGTGGAATCGCAACAGCTGCAACTTGGCTTGGAACTGCAGCAATGACAGCTTTTAATTTAGTTATGACATTAAACCCTATAGGTCTAGTTGTAATTGCATTAGCAGCATTAGGGTTAGCAATAGCAGCAGTTGTAATCTATTGGGAAGAGATTTGCGAATGGATAAGTAAAGCTTGGGACTGGTTAACAAAGTGGAATGGAACCGAAGCAGATGACAAGAATGTAAATGTAGAAACTACATATTCCAGTAGTGGAGTTCCTTCTAGTCCTACTCCTAGTGGTAATAATGGAATACCGGGCTTTGCAGTGGGTACAAGATACTTACCTCAGGATATGCTTATACAAGCTCACAAGGGGGAAATGATAGTCCCTAAGAGTGAGAACCCATATGCTAATAGTGGAAAAGGACAAACTATGCCAAGTGGTCGAACACAAACTATTATAGTGCCAGTAACCTTAGATGGAATGAATATAGCAACAGTTACTGCTCCTTACAGTAATAAAATACAGGGCTCCAATCTTGCCTTTAGTGGGAGGTCTAGTGGCTTATGATAAGTATTAACTTTAATAATAAAAACAGTTATACAGATTTAGGCATAACTATAGACTCTTTTGGTATACAACCTCCTGCTAAAAAGAAAATTAAAGAATCAGTGCCATTTATGAATGGATCATATGATTTCAGTACAGTTGGCAGTAATGGAGAAATAACTTATTCAGAGAGAGTAATTAGGCTTAAATTTAATCTAATTGAAAGTAATAGGGCAAGTCTATGGAATAAATATTCAGAGGTTTTAGAATGGCTCTTAGGGGTAGGTCAAAGCCAATTAATATTTAGTGATATGATTGACTGTTATTACCTAGCAGAAGTTGAAGATGCACCTAGCTTTGAAACACTAATAAAAAATGGTGGAATAATGGAAGTTGAATTTATAACCTATCCATTTAAGTTTGGAACAAATATTGAAGGCAGCAATCAACTTTGGGATCCATTTAATTTTGAACTAGATTATATGCAAGATACTGAACTTGATGTAGTTGGAAGTGAAGTAATACAAATATACAACGTTGGTAAATTAGTAAGTCCAGTAGTTAATTGTTCTAGCAATATGAGTGTAGTCTTAAATGGTTATACTGCTAATTTTACTACTGGGGATAATACTGATTGGAGATTTAAACTTAAGCCAGGTATTAATAATATAACTGTTACTGGCACAGGCACAATTAAGTTTATATTCAGGAAGGAGTTGTTATAGGATGTATGAAGTTGAAATTTATAATAATGGAGTTAAAACTGTTATTCATAGCATAAACCCTAGTGTGAAATCTCCACATTTATTTAATTTACCATTTAAAGAGAGTTTATCTAAAGCAGATGAACTCTCTTTTTCTATACCTTCAAGCAATGTTGGGTATAGCTTAATTAAAGGTTTAACAACTAAAGTTAAGGTAATTGACACTAGAGACAATTCAATAGTATTTACAGGTCGTGTGTTGACTACTAAGGATGGTATGAGTTCAGATGGTAAGTTTACTAATGAAGTTCTATGTGAAGGTGCTATGAACTATCTAAATGATAGTAATACTAGAAGATGGAATTTTACAAACCAAACACCTACACAGATATTGACTTACTTATTAAATCAACATAACTCTAAGGCGGATTCCAGTAGACAAATACAATTAGGTACTATAGAAGTTACTCAGCCAATTACAATAGATACTAATTATGAAACCACTTTAAATACAATAATTACAAAGCTTCATAATATCTTAGGTGGAGATTTTAGAGTGAGAGAAACAAGTGGTATTTTGTATTTAGATTATTTGATAGCACAGGGAACAAACAATGAGGTTGAAATTAGAATTGGACATAATTTAAAAGAAATAATTAGAGAATATGATCCAATGGATATTATAACAAGAGCAGTTCCACTAGGCTACGGAGAGGGTATTAATCAACTAGGGATAGAGAGTGTAAATGGTGGAGTTGACTATATAGAAAACTCAGTATCTAAAGCAAAGTATGGAATTATTGAAGGGTGTCCACCTAACAAGGATATTCAAAACGCAGATACTTTAAAAATATGGGGACAAAAAGTTTTAGAAGAAAAAAGCCAACCAAGATTAACTTACTCTATAGGTTCTTTAGATTTAAGCGTATTATTAGGCCATGAAAATGAAAAATATGAGGCAGGAGACACACTTAGAACTATAGTTGATTTTATGAATGTTAATGTTTATGCAAGAGTTATTGAGAGAGTTAGAGATTTAATTTTAAAGCCATGGGATCCTACATTAACAATATCAACTAGAGCAATTACATTAACAGACCAAATTGTTGATTTAAAGCAAAGAAATTTGACATTAGAAAATGCTCCTCAAGGGAATACTTGTATATTTGCAATTCCAAAAGCAGAGAATGCGGATGCAACTCATCCTATAACCTTAGATTTAGATATACCTAAAGAGACTATCAATATTAATAGGGTATATATTAATTTACATGGGAGAAAATTTAGAGCAGATAGTAAAGGAATAGGTGGTGGTGGTGGAACTATAACTACGACCGAAGGTGGTGGAGCATATCAAGAATCTAGCAAAATAGCAACTCAAACTACAACAGTATATATGTGGAGAAGTCCAGATGGTGAAGTTTTTTCAATTCCAGCGCCTACTATACCAGGAGATACTAGAATTGTACTTATGCCAATAGAGGGTGCTGAATATCATCTACTCGACAGATATCAATTAGATCATCAACATAATAATGAAATTACTATTCCAGCTATAGATATACCTGATCATCCACATGACATGATATTAGAGGATCATACACATGAGCAAGAATATGGAATTTATGAAAGCACATATCCTAAAAATGCAAAAATTAAGGTGAATGGTGTGGATCTAGGTGTTAATTACGGTGATGGAACAAATGAATTTGATGGATATGATATTGATATTACACCTCATGTAAATATTGGCAATAATAAAATTGAAATAACTACAGAACAAAACGGAAGAATAGAAGCTATAGTGTATAGTCAGATATTCATCCAAACAAAATAAGGAGGTATTTATGGCGAATATAACTGATAAAATAGCACAAATAAGACAAGCTATATTTGGTAAAGATGTTCGAGAAAATATAGCTAGTGGTATAGAAAGTATAAATGCCGAGGTAGTTAGCACTACAGGAAGGCAAGATAATTTAGAAGATACTTTTGGTCAATTGATAATCAATGCAGGTAGTGACAATGCTCAAATTGTTGCTGCAACACATGATAATATTACTGGTCAAACCTTCAGCACAATTGGCGAAAGAATGGATAACAATTCGTCGCAATTGGAGGAAAGCCAGACACAACTAGAAGCGATAGTTTCAATGATGTTATTCCCTTTAATAATTCCAGAAATTGATGATACAGCAAGATTACAAAGAGCAATTGATAGCGTTAAAATATCTAGAAAGAAATTACAACTATTAAGTGAAGTTTACATAATATCTTCAAAACTTAACTATTTCACAGATAGTATTTTAACTACTAATTACACAAGAAATGGTGTTCAAATTGAGGGAGAAAATGGAACTATTATAATGGCTAGTAATTCCTTCCCTTTAGATTCTTATATGCTTGATTTAGATGGTAATACTTCAAATAACATACTACTAGCACAAGGTAGAGCGCAAATAGGAAACACAGTTAAAAATATTTTATTTGAAGGTAATGGACGAGCATGTGGAGGTATGAGAATAAGGGCAAATGTGCGTTGTGATTATGAAAACTTATTATTTGTTAACTTAGGTGGAACATCAACAGATGCTGGAATTTATATTGATGGTTGTACAGTAGCTGGACAAGATGATGCTGATAGTTCAATATCATGTAGTTTTAAAAATGTGAATGTTACTATGTGTAATGGAATGGGTGTATATGGTGCAAATAATAGAGTTGGAAATTTCACTTTTCAGAATTGTAATTTTTCAGCTTGTAAATATGGTGGAATGGTAATATCATTCGCTACTCTAACATTAATAAGTTGTTTATTTGCTAATAATGGTACAATTAGCGACAATTCAACTGGTGGGTTTACAGCTAAAAAGTCTGTAACTGGTGCGATGAATAGAGGTCTTACAATGTTAGGTTGTATATTTGAGGGTAACTTTTGGCACGACATTTCTTTGCCTTATATATTTGGTTTTACAATAGATGGTATGACTTTTAATCCTTATCAAAAAGGTGATATAAGTGCGACACCAACACAAGCTATAATAAAAATAGGTCAAGAACTTGCAACTGGTGGGAATATTAATGGTGTTAGAATACAAACATATTCTATGACTTATGCTTATAACATTGAAGGTATACATTATTATAGTGGTGCAAGTGATATAACTGTAAATGGTATTTCTTTTGGAGATGGTGTATGTTGGAATCATCAATATAGGTATATAACTGGTAATGGAGAACATGGAATTGCATTACAAACTAATAACAGTGCATTCAGTATATCTGCAACGGTTGGTGCTAGTGTTGATAATTTATTAGGCGATAATAGTTTAGTGAGTGTTGGAACATTGTTTCCATTAATAACTGGTATAGTAAATTTTGATGAAGGATTAGACCTTGGAGCAACTGGTAATTTTACTTGTAAAACACAGGGTATATATGAGTTTAATTTTGGTGTTATATTGACTGGTTTTACTGCAAATACAAAAAGTGTTAGATTAAGTATCACTAAAATTTCAAACGCTGTTAACACAAATTATAAAATTGTAGACCAATTATTAAGTAGCGTAGCAACAGATAAAGTTAAATATAGTGGGAAATTATTAATCAAATTAAAAAGTGGTGATGTAGTTTATTCTAATATTCAAGTTATAGGCACAGAAAAGGTAATTGATATATTAAGAGAAACCGTTAATGATTTTGTTTGGACTGGTACTAAAGTAATGTAATTTGAGACCGTATAGACATAAAGGACGACAATAAAATTCAAGGGATTAGAGGAAACTCTAGTCTCTTTTTTTAATACAAAAAATAAAGAATGAAAGAAGGTATAAAAAAATGGAAAAAATATTAAGCTACTTGAAATATACAGTTGTAACAATTGGAACAGGATTTACTTGGTTACTAGGAGCATGGGATACCGCTATGATTGTATTAATAGCATTTATGGTTATAGATTATGCTACTGGACTTATAAAAGGTTGGTATCTAAAAGAATTAAGTTCTGATGTGGGTTTAAAAGGCATTGCTAGAAAGTTTTTAATAGTATTGGTCTTATGTGTGGCAGTGTTACTAGATAGATTATTAAATACTGGTACATGGGTATTCAGAACTTTAGCATGCTATTTTTATATTGCTAACGAAGGAATAAGTATATTAGAAAATGTTATCGTTCTTGGATTGCCAGTTCCGGATCAATTAAAGAATGCTTTGGTACAATTACAAGATAAAAATAAATCAGAGTAGCCAATGGCTGCTCTTTAGTTTTAAAAAATATTATATGAAAGAAGGAATGTAAAAATGAAAGGTATAGATATTAGCAATCATAATGGAAACATAGATTTTAATCAGGTTAAAAATGATGGAGTAGAATTAGTTTATATAAAGGCTACAGAAGGAACAACATTTAAAGACCCAATATTGGAACAACATTACCAAGGCGCTAAGAGTGTAGGTTTATCAACTGGATTTTATCATTTTCTAGTTGGGACTTCCGAGCCTGAAACTCAGGCAGAAAACTTCTATGAAAATATAAAACATAAAGAAAATAACCTTAAACCTTGTTTAGATATAGAAACAAATGGATTTAATGTTATGGACTATGCTCTTAGATTTATAGAAAAGTTTAAGCAACTTAGTAATTTACCATTAAGCATATACGCTTCACCTTATTTCATCAATGATAATTTAGATGAAAGATTGAGTTCGTATTCTTTATGGGTTGCTCATTATGGAGTGGATAATCCTATGGACAATAATGTTTGGGGAGGAATATATGCAGGTCACCAATATACTGATAGTGGTAGTGTATTGGGTATTAATGGGAATGTAGATATTAATAACTTTAATGATAGTATATTAACAGGTGCAAGTATAGGTAACTTAAATGTTAATGCTATACCTGTAGCTCCAATTTCATTCATAGATATAGCTGCAAACTTCTTAGGTTCGGCTTTTAAAATTAAGCTAGTTCAACTATTACTTAATTGCTTTGGTTGGAACTTATCTACAGATGGAGATTGTGGGATAATAGTTTAGTGAGTGTTGGAACA